CGCCGCCGTTCCAGGCGCTGTAGATGGTGTCGATGTCCCCATCCACCTCGTTCGCGAGGATCGGGTCCTGGTTACTCGGCGCCGCCGCCACCTCGGCGACATAAGTGCGAGTGCCGTACGTTTTGATTGGTCGCTGGATGGTTGCCATGCCTTGTCCCCTCTCAGAGCGCGCTCCACGGTCGCTGATTCCATGCCATGCCGTTCCACATCGCTGCATTGGGCGGTGTCACGATCAACCGGACATTCGTCAGTCGGTCACTCGCCATCGTCTGCCGGAACGCGAAGCCACGAATCCGGGCGAGTCCCTGCAGCACCTCGAACCGGAAGCGGTTGTACTTGCCGCGTGCCCGGATGGCGTTCTCGCTTCCCCCGGGGGACAGCCGGCACCGCTGGCAGTCGGGCGCACTCGCGAAGAGATTCGTCAAGTCCTGCGCGTAGCCGAGTGTCCCGTAGACCGCATTCTGCCCGGTGAGTCCATCGTTGATGCCTTCCCGCGCGAGACACGTCACCTGGAGGATCGTGGAAGGGAACAAGGGTTCCCAATCGACCTTGATCGCGTCGATGTAGCGGTCCGCCGGCAGCGCAAAATCTTTCGTGTCCACGTAGATACCGGGCCGGGGAGACGGCGGCGGCTGCTCGCCCAAAATGTTGCCGTTCGTGTCCACGACGAAATGCGTCCAGGTCGGCGTGCCGGTCCCGGTCCCCACATGGACGAGCGTATGATCACGCCCGATCGTCACGTTCGCGAGATGCTGCCAACCCCAGCCTTCCGTCAGCGGGTTGTAGTAGAAGAACCCGTCGTTCGGGGACGGATGGGCGATCGTCGGGACGATCAAGGCGCGCAGCCGATGATGCCAGATGAGGCGCGGCACGGTCTGCGGGAGATTCGTCGGCGGGTCGATCTGGTAACTCAGGAACCGCCAGATTTTCGTCCCGACCGCATTCTCCAATCCGACGTACACGTTCGAGTAGCCGACATGCGCCGTCCCGTAGGGCGTCTCGCCGATCAGCGGCGCGGTCTGCGCGTAGAACGCCGTCGACGCGCCCTGCTGCGAGCCGCCGTCCGACGCCGGATACATGCCGGCATAAGACCGGGTGAAGGGCGGGATGTTCCCGGACGGCGACAACGCGTAGAGCGCGGCCCGCGTGAAGATGCCGAGTGCGTTCGCATTTAAGAGTCCCAGCCCCGTGATGCCCGACACCGAGTCATCGAGGACGAGATCATCCGCCGCATTCGAGATGGCGGGCGTCCAGACAGTGGTCGAGTTGGAATCGCTGATCTTCACCCGGCGCATGTCCGCCTGTCCCGTGCCCCATGCTGCCCCGATCAGAAAGCCGCCGAACGAGACAAGGTACGCGCACCGGAACGTCGTCCCCTGAATCAGCGTCGAGTAGGTGGCGCCACCGTTCCACCGGAAGATCGAGTAGCCGACGTCCCCGCTCCCGACCGTCATGCACAACCAGCCGTCCAGGAACGCACTCATGGGCGCGGTCTGATGTGCCTTGTAGCGCGTCGGACGACTCCCGACCCCATCCCACGGAATCTCCGTCGTCCCGCCCGTCGTCCCGTCCGACTTGTAGAAGTAGACGGGCGCGGGGTCCGCGCCGGTCGTGTCGTAGGTCAGGATGAGCAGCGCCGTCGCAGGATTGAACGGGTTCATCAAGACGCCGAAGACGGTCTGCGCGGGCGTCTTCCCGGAGAAGAACGACGCCGGGATCAGTTGCTGGTAGATCGGGAGCGGGATCGCCCCCTGTTCGTCGGGGAGAAACCCGTTACACCACGACCACTCGTTCTCCGCGATGGCGGACGGGAGCGCGTTAAAGTTGAGTCCACCCCCGAAGGTGGGCACCTGGACCCACTCGCTTGCCATCACGTTCCACGGGACGTCGTGCCCCCGGCGAGCATGAACGTCTTGTCGTCCAGGATGACCCTCGCCAACATGCTCTCGAACAGTTGGCGATGCACTGCCGCCCGTTCCTCTTCCTGCAGGTAGGCGTACGCATCGGCGAGTGCCCCGTAGCGCAAGACATGCGGATAGCGGACGGTGAAAAAGTTCGTGTCGTCGGTATTGACGAGCCCCGGCAACCGCTTCCAGTAGTCGAGGAGGAGCGTCAGATCGGCACTCGACGGCGACGGGTAGAGATAGAGGCGTTCCTGCCACACGGCGTAGCGGGCGCCGAGCCCCGTCGTCACCGTCGAGACGGGCGCGATCTGCGCGTACTCCGGATCGCGCACGCCGCCGAGCGGCGCTTCCTTCCGGATGAACTCGTCCCGCAGCGTCTTCTCGATGTAGGCGAGCGGGATCGGCGCCGGGGCGGCGTCGTCCTGCTGATAGAGCGCCTTCTGCGCGACGAAGTCCGTCGGGAGCGCGATCGATTCGGCGGTCGCCGGGTAGGTGAGGGTGACGGACGTCGTTTCCATCCCCCGCCAGAGGTGCGCCTCTTGCATGAGGCCGACCGCCCCGTTGATCGCCTCATCGCAGATCGTGTCGGGCAACACCGCCGGATTGGCGTGTGTCGCCGTCCACGTCCGGAGATCGCTTCGGAGTCCGCCGAGTGTCGCCATCGGACAAGCGGTGGCGCCCCACGCCGCCGCCTGCCCCGGCGCGGGCCGCGCACTCCTACTTGGGCGAGTCGCTTCCGCTCGACGTCTTCGCCGGCAGTTCCGGTCCGCGTCCGCCCCGGTTCGAGTCGTACGGGGCGCCCGGATTCTCGGGCTTCGCGTCCTGGAAGTTGGAGAGTCCGTCCCCCTCGGGGCACGACCCCATCCCGGTGCCGTCGCCTACGCCTTGCTTATCGGGCATGATCGTCTCCTCGTCCGTTAGATGCCGGCGACCAACATGCGGATCACGTCGTTCGCCACGATCTCGTTCGTCACCTCGGTGCCCGCCGGAATGTAGAACCGGAGCTTGCTGGGGGGCGGACTCGCAATCGCCCACTGGCCGCGCAGCGTCGGCTTGTTGATGACGGCGCAATCGAGGACCGCGATGACCTTGTTCAGCCCGATGAGCTGCGCGACGGCGTTCAGATCGAAACCGCTGGAATAGTCCGCGCCGGCTGATCCGGTCGATGTCGTCATGTCACATTGGGTGAAGGTCAAGCCGGCATCGACGCGCCACGTCCGTTTGGCCGTGTCGATCGTGGAACTGAACGTGAGTGCCATCGTTAGCGCCCCCGTGACTTGACGTAGCCCCGGCACCGTTCCAGGTCGGACGGCGCGGGCGGGGCGTTCTTGTTCGGCTTCGCGGCGCTCAAGTGATCCCGCGCATCCTTCACCGGGATGTCCGTCATGTCGATGCCGCTATTGAGCGCATTGCCGACGTGACTCTTCTCGCCCTTCGGCGTCGTGTAGTTCGTGTCGTCGCCGTAATCGCGTGGGACAACCGGCATGGCTAGCCACCGTAGGAGTGAATCCCCTTCAGCCGGGCATGCGCCGACTGGAGCGGGATCGTGGAGGGAGAGTTCACGTCCGGGGTAACGCCCGTACAGTGTACTTCGAGGCCGCACTCCGTCAAGAACTCGTCGCGGCTGGCGTCCTCGCCGGGCGACTGGCGGTTCCGGAGGAACACGGTGTCATCGATGTACCGATAGACCAACTTGTCCGGATCGATGACCAGGAGATCGTACCGCCAGGTCGGGTTGTCGGTCATCAACGGGTGGTTGTACATCATCAGGGTGCCGAAGGGAGTGATGTACCGGATGAGGTGGAACCCATACGTATCGTCGGTCGGGGCGAGTTCTATCCTGGCCTTGTTCTTCGCCATCGCGTTCAGCACCATCAAGGCACCGCTGCCGCAGAACGCCAGTTTCTCCCGCGAGCCGTAGCGGAACGCGAGTTCGAGGAACGCGTCCCAGGTCACCTCGCTGAGCGACCCGGCATTCAAGACGTTCAGATCGGTGTTGACCGAGAGCGACGCGGTCGTGACCGGCGGGAGCCAGTTCAAGAACCCCCGCGTGGTCCGCAGCGGCTGTCCCGTCGAGGTGATGTCGAGCGGCCCGGTCGCGCCGGTCAGCGCGATGATCTCTTCGCGCTCGCCGAAGAGGAACGCCTTCTCCATCGAGATCGAGTGGATTTGCAAGGCTTCCCGCTTGGCTTCCCGGTACGGCCCCTCGTCATCCCACCGTAGCCGCGACTTCCGCGCCGTGCGGGTCAGCGAGAGCGGCGTGCGGAAAATCTGCGTGTAGTTGAACTGCCGGACGGGCGCGTAGGCAATCGCCTGTCCGATCAGCGCGCCTTCCGGGTTCCCTTCGCCGATGATGACCAGCGCATCGCCGGTCCCGACCGCACCCGACGTGATCGCCGGATTCGTCGCGAACCGGTCGCCGATGTCGCGCCGCAACTGAATCTGGTTGTTCGTCGTGTCCACCGAGACGACAAGCAGGTTTTCCTCCGTCGTCTGGTTCTGGACGACATAGCCGGTCTTGAAGATGGTGACGTCCTTCACGCCCGACCCGTCTGGCTGAATCGTGGTGTAGACGTTCGCCGTCCCGCCCGCCGCGACGTTCGCGCCGTCCGCTGGCGCGGATGCCGTGCCCGCGCCGCGAATGGTGCCGCGCTGGACCGGCAGTCCCTTCTCAAACCAATGGAAGGTCGGGTCATCGGTCGGCTGTTCCCGCATCTTCGACAGGAACGCCGTCAAGGGAGCGTCCCCATTGGGAAAATACAACAAGATACCTTGACGCCAATTTTCTGGTTCCTCGACCGGCCCGAAATTGCCGGTGCCGCGCATGCCTAGGACCGCCATGTGCTTCCCTCCGTCATGGCGTCACGCAAGCCCGCGCGACGTAGGGCGCGTTCGGCGCCCGCGTCTTACTCAGCGTCTGCCGAGGTCTAAAATCTCCGACGTCAAAGCCGACCGTGGTGATGCGTTGCCATTCGTCCGGGACTGTCCGCCGCCCATCTCCCCGACCACGGGACGCAGCCGGGATTGGAGCGTCGGACGCGGGCCGGGAGGGGGAAGCAGACCGGGCACCG